GTATTGTAACCAAAAACGGACATCATATTCCAGTATCGCGGCAGCGTCGCAGTCCACTACAGAATACTTATATCCACTTTCAGACCAAAGTAGCCGCGGAACCTGATAAGCAATCTGATACCCCATGGCAACTTCTGCTGGTTGACGACGATTCAGAAGAACGCAGTCTCTGGGCTGGTATCTTAAGATATCACGGCTGTATTGTACAATTGGCCGAAAACGGGGAAGCTGCGATAGAAATGGCAGCACAGCAGCAATATGACTGTATATTGCTGGACGTGAGGATTCCGGGCGAAGATGGATTTGCTGTGTGTGAAAGACTGCATAGGCAAAGCAATGTGCCAATTATTTTTCTAAGCTGCCTGACAGAACCAGAACAGCAGATGGCAGGATTTCGCGCCGGAGGCATAGACTATATCACAAAGGATACTCCCGCAGACCTCTTCTGGACAAAGGTGGAAACCCGCATCCGGCTGGCAAAGTCGGAGCGCACGCAGCTGCGCTATGGCCCGCTTCTTCTGGATCTGACAAAACGAAGAGTGCTGGTCGAAGAAAAGGAATTGCTGCTTACGCCCATAGAATTTGATATTCTATGGCGTCTTTCCAATCGTTTTGAACATGTGTTTACACCAGAGGAAATCTTTAACATGATCTGGAGCGGACAGCCATGGGACGGCGGACAGCTGGTGCAGATGCATATGTCACGACTTCGCAGGAAGCTGGAAAAGGCATACAGTGAACATCGTTTTATTGAAACTGTCTGGGGACAGGGATATCGATTTGTCCCTGTAAACGACTAATTATATCCAAATTATTTTCAGAAGGAGGCGTGCTATGAAGCAGCAAAGATTATGGCGACAGCTGTTAGCTGTATCGGTCGTGATGGCATTTTTTTTCATGCTGTTATACTTCACAGACAACAAATATTACACACCGCCTCCATACGGGAAATCGGGTGTCCTCCTTCTAAATGAAAAGGATTTGGAACGAAGAACTCCCGTCTTTCTCATTGACGGGTGGCTGTTGTCAGACGAGCATGTGACAGACAAGCCTACCTATATTGGTGAATTTTCCAATCTGCAGCGCGGCGATCGGATGGTTTCACCACATGGGCAGGCGCGTTACCAACTGACGCTGCGCTATGACGGCGCAGATCGGATCGTGTCAGTGGATTTCCCGCAGCTGCATTCCGTGTACGCGGTTTCTCTAGATGGAATACAGTTAACACAAGGAATAGGCAGTGGACGGATTACGTTTTTGCTGACAGCTGGTGATCACACAATTATTGTAAAGACTTCGTCAAAGTCTGGCTATTACAGCGGAATATATTTTCCGCCAGCTCTTGGCACTGCCGAAACACTTTTTGCAGTGGGCAGCATACGTCTTTTTTCCTATGCACTGGCATTCCTGATACCACTGTCGCTTGCCGTGTTCACACTTTTCCTGTGGCGGACAGGGGGGAAACCTGTTCAAAGCTCTTTTCCCATAAATCCCATAATACAATAAAATTACCCGAAACCATTGATTTTACGATGTTTAACATTAAAATATATTTTAATACCATTGAGTTTGACTAATATCATTTTAAAGCAAAATTCAATACTATGCAACACGAAATGCAACACAATTTTAGAAGAAAAGGACTGCTGTTTACAGTCCTTTTCTTCTACTTTCTTCTTTATACCCTTTCAACATAATCATCAAATGCAAGACGGATCCACCCTGCCTCTGATTTTAATTTACCCCAAAGACCGACAGCGCCACTCTTTGCGATCTTACCTGTCTTTTCTTCCACAATGGTAAAAATACCCTTGCCTGTGTACCCAACTGACAGTGCATCAATGTTTGCATCCTTCCTGATGTTCAGGTCAGCAACCTTGACCCTGACAGTGTAAGGTACAAAGGCAGCGGGTGCAGTAGTTTCCTGTGCAGTCCCCTGAATGGTGCAATAGTCAGAGTTTTCAAGGTAAATCCATCCGGCATTGCTTTTCAATCTGCCCCAACCGTTCCTGACTTCAACGATTGTGAACACACCTTTTCCAGTCTGCCCTTTGACATTGTTACCCATTTCAGGACTTGACCTGAAATTCAGGTCATCTACAATGACCTTGACAGTAAAAGGAACATCCGGGAAGTTTGTGCTGCTTGCTGCCTGACCACTGGAAGCAGAACCAGTTGCATCAAACTGTGTCAGATTCCACTTTTCAATGATACTGCAAAGGTTGTCAACATAGGTCAGGGATGTTGCATAACCACCATCCTTGATAAGCTGAACCGCCTTTTTATAGTTCGTTTCCCCGGCAAGTCCTTCATACCGTTTCTTGCTGCCATTCATAGCACCAATCAGATATGCGCTGTGGTCTGCAATGGAATGTTCAATGTCAGGGTATTTCCTGAAATCGGCTGTGATGGTTTCATAGCTGCCATCCTTCCCCTGTTCCTTGGTTGCCTTGGTGTACTTGCTTGAACCATCCCAAGCAGAATTGCCCCAAGTATTCCCTGACAGGTTGCACTTCATACCGAAACAGTTATTTGCATTTTGTGCAAGTTCGGATTTTCCCCACCCGCTTTCAAGTATAAACTGTGCAAGGGAAACAGATGCAAGGATTCCTGACCACTTTTGGTCTGCTGTGAACAATGCCCCAACCTTTGCAAGCATATCTTTTTCAGACAGGTCTTTCAAGGCTGTTGCCTGTGTTCCTGTGCCTGTGTCAGCGGATGCAGCACCCTTCTTTTTCAGGTTGAAGTATTCAGCTAATACTTCCACTTCTGCCTTTGCCAGTCTTGCGAGGTTGCTGTCATCCAGTAACCATTTTGTCATCCTTGTGTTGGTATGGAAACTATGTTCAAGAATCATACCCGGTGTGCCAACCATCCTTGCACCATGCAGAACACCATAATAATTATCATTCAGCATACCATCACCATTGCGGTCATTGTCAGATTTCCTTGTTACAATTCGCCCGCCTTGTGAAGCACCCATTACATCAGCAATTACAGGGGCAAGTTTCCCGGCGATCTCTTTTGAAATATCGTCTACCCGTGTAGTACTATCTTCTGTCAGGTGGTAAACCGCCACATAATCAACAGAGTCATTGACCCCGCTGCCTACTGCATTTGAATGGTCTGAAATGAACAGGTCACACCCCTTGGAACAAGCACCCCTGTCATAAAGTGCCTTGTCAGTTGCCTGATTCTGTCTTGTGGTGATGACCGTCACACCTTCATATTCTTCCAAATACTGTTTCTGCAATAGGTGCAGCTTCCAAACCATGTCACTTTCGTAATATTCCGGGACTGCGGGTGAACGGTTATATTTTCCATAATGCCCCGCATCAATACAAATCTTAATTCCCATCATCTTCACCTTCCTTTTCTATCTTTTTCTGTAAAATGTCAATTGCCTTGGTAATTACTGCGGGAAGCGGTACACCCATCATGCCCGCATTTTCCACCAGTGAAATCAATTCATTTGCAATAAAGGCAATAATAACTGCATCCCTGATGTAGCTTGTGCCTATTACCAAATCAAGACGGTACGCAATCAGCACAAAAAGTAAGGTCATGCACTTTCTGCAAAGACCTTTCCAACCCGCTTTTGATTCCAGTGTCCCGGTGCTTGTCTTGTTGCTTGCATGGAATACCCCTGCAACAATCAAGCCTGACACATAATCAACCGCCATAAAGATAACCAGTGTTGTCAATCCGGCATCCCAACCCCCAAAAGCGGATGCCACAGCTGAACCAATCAAACCTAATACTGAACAAATAACCTGCTTCATCTCTCTACCTTCTTTCTGCACAAAAATAACCCCTGTGTGAGCTCATATGAGGCCCATATAAGGGGTTTCTGTGTACTGTTGATACTTTCTTGTCTGTATTCAATATTATGCTAAACTGCTGCAATTAAAGCCAATAACATTATTCTTTCCCTCCTTCCCGGATTGTGCATAAATGAATACATATCAACACCAAAACATCATTTGGTACTCATATGCAGTCATTTATATACTACTGATCAGCTAAATAGCAAGATTGAAATTAAGGCTACAGTAATCGCTAATAACGGCGGTATTCTTATCGAAAATAAAAACGGCGAATGCATAACGCTAAGTATAAGCGGATCACCGTTGCAATATAACATAAATGCTAATACTGTAATCGGACAAGCACAAAATCCCCCAGCAAAAGAACAGCCTTTTTGCGCGTTTGGGACAGACGGACAAGCACACTACCTACGAGTTTTGACAAACGGACAAGTATACGCGCCGTTTGAAATTGTTGCCGGCGTAACGATTAGTGGGACGATACAGTACATAGCTAAATCATAGTTTTAGATTTTTTTACCATATACGGCAACCATTGACTGTGTAAAATTCCAACCATTAGCCTTAAACATGCCATATATTTTACGGTTTGAAAAATTTACGGCTAGAGTTGTCTCGGTATTGTATTCACTTGTGGGATTATAACAGTCGTGAATCACAACATCGGCTCCGCCTGGATGTTTGTGGAATATAAATACATCTTGGGCCCGGCCGCCGTGATTATTGCCCATTATAAGCATAGCGGTGTTATAATTTTCTAGCCCATTCAATGTTAGTAATAAAATATCTTCGCCCACACCGTCATGCCATAATTTAAGAGCTATGTTTCCATTCCATAATGGTTTCCACTCTGTGTTGCTATTTAACTGATTTGTTATCTATAGATAGACCTCTTAGTACAAATTAATCAATACATTCGTTCTTTTTCTCTGATAATTCCTCTCATTTTTCAGAATTTAATCACAAAAAGACCCTTTTTAGGGTCTGAATAGCTTCATATATAACTTTTCATTTATTGTCTATGCACTCATCAATCGCTGATGAGAGTGTTTGACATTTTCGCGTGAAACGGTACAATATATCATGGTTGTGTCCAACTTGGTATGCCCCAGAAGCTCTTTAACTTCTTCTAAGGGCATTCCTTTTTTAAGTACGTTTGTTGCCATTGTACGCCTGAATCTATGTGGATGCACCTTTGCTACTCCTGCATCCTTGCCTATCTTGCGCAATATCCTCTCTACTCCCGCTACAGTTAGTCTTTCATGAGGCGCTCGTGTACTTACAAAAAGCGCTTCGTTAGTGTCCGTTCGGCTATCCAGGTAAGCTTTCAAGTGCAAGCATGATGTTGCTGTAAGATATGTCTCCCGCTCTTTACTTCCTTTGCCATATACCACCACATTTTTCCCATAGAAGTCAATATCTTTTTTGTTGAGCGCCACAAGCTCTGATACCCTAACACCCGTACTATATAAAAATTCTATCAATGCCAAATCCCTTTCCTGTTCGCACGTTCTTCGCAACTTTTCAAGCTCCTCGTCAGAAAAAGGCTGTTTGATTTTTTTCTCCACCTTGATTGGTTCCAATCCTGATGTTGGATCTTTAGGTATATAACCTTTCGCGTTAAGCCACCCGAAAAAACTACTGAAAACCAGACGAATACTGTCCAGATATGCATTGGACACATCACGGTCTTTCTTATATTTGGCCAAATAACAAAAGAGATCATTTTCTGTGATTTTATCAACGGCCATGTTTAAACTCTGCAACATGATCGTCAGGTGCAATTTGTACTGTTCTATCGTCCGTTCGGACTTACCCTCCGTTTTCTTACGCGCCAGAAACAGTTGCAGATAATGAATATAGCTTGTGTCCAGATCTAGTACCTCTGTACAGCGCTTTTCAAGTTCGTACTCTTGCAGTTCCATATAAAGCGCCGTTTTGAGTTCCTGGCATTGCTCTTGTGTAATAGTCCCCATCATTCGCGCTAAAATATTTGTAATAAATTCATCCTTCATAGAAATTCCTCCTGTGTATTTTTTTTGTTTAATTGTACCACAGGAGAAATCTCTTTTATGTTCAAACCGTCTCTGTAATGTTAAATTCTTTCATTATTTCTGCAATTTCGCTCTTTTTCAACCCTGGATAACTTTCAATGATATCCTCAAACGTCTCACCTTCCGCCATCCGGTTTTTTACGGCGCGAATCACGATATTTTTAATCACTTTACTCATTATAACTCACCTCCAAATAAAATTCCTGCAATTGCTTCATCATGTTCAGCAATAGATTCACTATGCCCTGCCACAGTCCCCTGCAGCTCCCTAATCTGTTTCTCTGTTTTCGTCAAAATATGCATAGCGATTATAATTTCCCCTTCTGCGGTTATGGTAAAAGACTCATAATCAACATCCGGGTACTCCCCATACACTTCACCGTCACCATCAGCTTCCCCCACTGTCAATGATTTTGCATCCTTAAATGCAGCTTCGACATCCTCTGGAATCGGATCTTTGACTGTAAATGTCATCTTATTAATTTCGGTTTTTAAATTTTCTACGACGTAACTTACGCCGCATACTGTTATCAATTCTTTCATACTTTTCAATTCCTTTCTTAGATAAATTTATTTAGTTTCAGGTCACAAGTTAGTCAGCTAAATAGCAAGTTTTTTATGAATGATGTTTCCCTTAGAACAAATGAGACTTTTGCCCCAGGTGGTATCGGCGCTGCCCCAGTGCCTTCTATGGATGGCTATAGGATCGTGGCTGTCTCTCCGTGGGTATTAGGTAATTGGTCGGACGCATATGCCCTGATCAATTACCATGGCTATCTAAGCGGATGCTCGGTTTCTTGTAAAAATCTTGACTCCGCTGCTCATGAGTGGTCATACGGTGCGGTAGTGCTGTATGAAAAAATATAAACTAAGATTTATGCCAATTTAGGCCGCATATGTACGATAGGGCGTTGTTATGTGATATAGTGGCATTTAAAATTGTACTGCCATCACTATTTACAACGATACAAAATTCGCCTTTCACCGAAAAATTTGCATCCACTATGACCCCGACGCCAAAAACAGCAGTGCAAGGAACATGGGCGGCGGGGACCGTGACAATATTCGTATATTTATGGTTGGCTGAAACACCATCTATATTTGTATTGAAGACCAGTATTACAGATTTCCCCAGTACATTTAGCTCTCCTGCACTAGCACCGGAGGTCGTTGTCAGCGGGATTCTGATGTTGCTATTTAACTGACTAAGATCATACGCCAATGTACCTTCTACGGATGGATTTTTTTCCCTTGCATCAAGGGCGTACTCACCCTTAACTGTTATAGCCGTACTATCGGATATTTTGCTTGGGCCCGCTGGGCCTGTTGCCCCTGTCGCCCCCTTTGCTCCTGTCGCCCCTTTTATGCATCCTGCATATACCCACTTTGCGGCGGATGCCGCGCCTGCTGTTGTACACCTGTATGTATTTCCGGTGCTGGTGTTCAGGTACATATCGTTTACCAACGCATCTGTTATACCACTGCCGCTAAACACTGTCGCTGTTGTGCTGGTTCCTGTGATTGCCGTGCCTGCTGTCCAGCGGCTTCCCCGCGTTCCCGTCGCTCCTTTGTCTCCCGTGTTTCCTTTGTCTCCTTTTGGACCCGTCGGACCTGTCGGACCTGTTGAACCCGTTTCCCCTTTATCTCCGGTGTTTCCTTTGTCTCCTTTTGGAATCTTAAAATTGATCGTAGCTTCTGTGCCAGATTTACTAATGTTCACAGCAGCGTTTGTACCTGCAGCGATAGTTTCGACACTACCAGCTTTTATTGTACCTAACTTTTCTGTTTCCAGTTTGCTGATTATATCTGTTACGGTGCCGTCACCATACCCGGATATATCTGTCGTCCCCAGCAATTTATATAAATACCTGACATTCTTTGCCATTATAGATATTTTATTAAACAAAGAGCTGAATTTCTCTTTGCTCTTGAATAGAGATACGCTTGTCCAGGATGTTGGATTTTCGCTATCATCGCTGGTAAAAGTCACAACGTTGTCTTTTGCATCCCCTGTTGTAGTTTGTTTCTTATCCCACTCCTTTTGCTTTTCTTCTGTCACATGCTTTGACGTATCCTTTTCATGATCGTCTAGTCTCTCTACGGTACTTTCATACTCATTATAGTCTACATACAAAATCTGCGGTTCTGATACAGTGATATTATCTACATCAGATATTTTCAATGACAATCGAATCCTCTTCTTTGTGGTTTCCACCCCTGTACTGCTAACTATGTACTGTGCATCATCCCCGCAATTATCATATACATACAATTTTTCTCCGTCTGTTGTAGTAACCATCACGCCTATTTCACGAAAATAGTAATCGTACTCAACTTTCGGAAAATCGGCCGTGATGATGCATCTATCATCCGTTACATCAATTTTTATTGCTGTTATCTCATATAGCTGATGCACTAATCCCTTTAACGTCCCAAAATTTACAGGCGCAATTCCATCACCGACTACAATTGACTTAAAATTAATTGTTTTGGATAGCTGTGCATAGTTTAGTGCGTTGCGCCCTTCTACAGTCAATGTCAGGCCTGTCCATGCCATACTATATACCTCCCATCTGCTGCGCTTATCTCTGTTTTAGCTCGATTATATCTGCCTCATATGTGACTACGCCGAAATATATACCCCCATCATGCGTACTTTCATAAATGATATCAGTTACTATATTCATTGGTACTACGGTATCTAAAAGATATTTTATTTCTTCCACCTGACTATCATTTGTTGAGTATACTGTTAGAATTAGAATGTATTCATGATTAAAATCTGCCCATATGGAAAAATTATGATCTCCTCCCAATAGATCTGACATTTTTTTCACCAATACCCGCATGGTATATGGGGCTACATTAAACCATCTATTCTGTACCCGTGCCCTCCTGCTTTCAAGGGTGTCTTCCACAGATGGCAGAATGCCTAACATTTTTTCAAATTGAGCAATCCCATATTCATCAGCAGTAGAAATAAAATGATTATATAAAACTCTGTCAGAGGCCTTCCAAACGATCTGAAATTCCGGCTGTTCAGCATCCAGTGTTGCAACAGGTTCTTTATATACACGCATAAATGGCGGTAAATAGTAGTCAACAAGGTCAACTTCCCTTATCATGAAGATACACCTCCCAACACTGGAATTTCATATTTTCCAATGGTCAAATTTGAATCTAAACCATTTATCTTTGTACTTGTCACATCAACGATACCCTTTATGCCAAGGATGCGGCTTTCAATCTGACTGATTCTAACAGTAATTTGTGAATTTCCCGCCCACGTCTTTCTTAATTCCAAAAGGTATGTATTAACTGCTTCTTCCATTACTGTCTTTGTATTTGACCAGCTATAACCTTCTTCAAATGTCACTGTAGTTTTAATCTGTATCTGAACCGCATCAGCGGATGCCACGCTGACTACATGACCAATTGGCGCCAATCCAAGACCTTCCCCTGCACCTGTTTCAGGATCGAGTATATTCTGAACATTCTGAACGAGTGCTGAACTTGCCACGCCGTAATCATCTGAATCTACAATGACAATTTTGACTACACCACCGACTGTTAATTTCTTTTGACTTGCAGCAGTATAAACAATGTCAAGCCATACTTTGACGTCCTCTGTCAGTGTGTTCTTCACTGATTCATACCATGTCTGAACTGTTGCAGTTGGTATCATTTCAGCGGGCCTTATATCCCCATTCCATACCCTGATAACCTTGCAGTCACCAACGCCATCAATGCTCCTGACCTTTGTCATATAATCTATTTGGTTTCCACCGAAAGCCTGCCCGTTGAAGCTGTCAAAATATCGCTGTCTGAAAACTTCTGTGTCTTCCTCATCTTCACCAGGAATAAGTACTTCTGTCAGTGTTGCGGTTTCCAGTCCCGGTATATAATCCATAGGTATCATCTGACCTAAATACTGGTTGCCTATCTCCCCGGTACTTTCACACTGCACCTTATATTGTCCGGGTCCGGTTTGTTCAATTACTGTATAATTTATATCACCTATATTAAACCGCTGCCCCGTTACATCAATGGTTGTTGGTGTAAACACACCTTTTAGAACTGCGTGGGTTGCCGGGTAAGGTGATAACCCTCGGTCTTTTGCAAGCAGTACGAGAAATTCTCTTGCAGCAGTATCGCCGTATGAATTTTGAATCAGGGTGTCAAGCTCAATATACAATACCTGTAATTCAATGGCTGTCGGACTAAGGGTGTCATAGATTGGTGAACTTGGTCTTTTATCAAGGGCATCTGATACCCTTGCAAGCATACGGTCAAGAATCACTTCATATGTTTCATTTTCATACATCCTATATGTTCACTTTCCTTTCTGCTTTTAAGCTGCCATATATGGTATTTACTGTAAATGTGGCATGAACTACACCTTTTATTTCAAGGTCATATTCAAAATCCGTCACTGCTGAAATTCTTGTATCCACAATCAACGCCTCTGTGATTCTTCTTTCCAATTCAGGACATACCCAGGTGACAGGTTCACCATACAGGTCAAGGGTTTCAATCCCATACCACCACGGATAAATAATGTATTGATACCGTTCAGTGTTCAATATTCTAAACACCGCCTGTTTCATTGCTTCCAGTCCATCACAAAATCCCCTGATGGAATTACCACTTAAATCCATTCTATATACTTTAGTTGGCTGTTCTTCAATTTCAAAATCCTGCTGCAAAAAACCGCTGGTTGATGGTATCATGTTAAACCGCTCCCTATCCTGTCAATGACTATATATTTCTGTCCTCCCTGTAATCTTACCAATACAACTGTTTCATCTTTTTCAAGTGCATTATGTATAGTCATCTGCTTAGTTCCTTCAATATCATGTGAATGCTTTTTATCCTGTGTTTCCGTATATGCAGAAGTGATATTGTCTCCACTGTCATCAGTGATGTTCTTTAACTGATGTTTATGGGTCTGTTCTTCCTGTTCTGTCTGCCACTGTACAGTGACCATTGTGGTGTATTCGGTTACGCTTCGACAAAGAATGAGTTGTTTTTCCCCTAAAGTCATTTTCTGTTCAACATTGATAGTCAATGGATTCACACTCTCCACTGTACCGAAACACACATTGACAGGCTTACTCGCTTCCATTGCTTCTAGTGCCGCCTTTTTTAAGACTGTCGTTAGTTCGGAAAAATCAGCCAACAAATTCACCTCCCCGCAGTGTTAAATCCATCCAGTGTTCACTTTCTTTATAAATATGCCTGCATTTCTCCACAAGCATGAAGTTTTGCAGTTTCACATCCCCGAAGTCAAGATTTACCAGTACCATTGAACCTGCCCTGACTCTGTTATCTCCAAAGGCGTTGGTCACTTTCAGCTTGCGTGTCTTTTTATTGTAAAGGGATAACAGGGCATCCGCTTTTGACTGACCATTCTCACCTTTTGACAGGGTATCAAAATACTGTAAGATACCCCATTTATTGATATTTGAAGAATCCTGCGCAATATAGACTTCCCTTTTCCCGGTGTCCTCATTGTCATATGTCAGCTTTATCCTGTTGTATGTTGAATCATCTATGCTTGAAATATAGTCATAGTTCTGCCCGGTTTCTTCGTCTATGCAAAGATACCCTGATTGGTTGTCACCAACATACATATCACCCATAAATTTCAAAGTCAGTTTTCCAAAGTCATCATAAAGCACATACATATTCCCCAAGTTGGTCAACTCCAAATCAAGGGCATTTTCTATCATTTCAAACAGTGAAGTGTTTTCTTCAACCCTTGATTCAATCTTGTAGTTTGTCGGTGCAAGTGTCCCAACATTCAGGGAATAGTCTGATGCTATGCTCTGAACAATCCCGGCTGCTGTTGTATTCTCAAACACCCTTGTGTCTTTATTGTTCAGATACCGTAACTGATCATATGCTGTAACAGTAATGATTTTATTTTCTTTAGTCCTTTGCTGTTTGAACACGAAACCGAAAAATACATTCTCACCATTTTCACACATCCTAACTGCGCTGCCTTCTGAAAAATCCAAGATATCATCTTTCAGAACTTTAAATGTCAATTTTCCGGGGGTGCTTCTTCTTTCCGTTGACCATTCAATTCCTTCTTGAATTGCTGGAAGATACGTTTTTGTTCCGGATTCGTTTGCAATTAAAAGTTCAACCAATAAAAAACACCTCTTTTCATACTGCCGGGATAGTAAATACCTGTCCCGGATAAATCAAATTAGGATTTCCACCAATGACATCCTTGTTTTCATTGTAGATGAGTGTGCACTTTGAAGTGTTATCATAGAATTTCTTTGCAATGGTACAAAGGCAGTCACCTTTTACTACCGTATACGTCTGTGGTGCAGTAGGCGCAGGTGAACTGGTTGCTTCCCGTACTGGTTCAGGTGATGCCTTTGCTTTTTCTGCTGTAATTGTCACCTTGACCTGTTTTGTCCCATAGTCCCGCCACTGTTTCAGCCTGATCTTTACCTTTATGTCAAAACCGTCTCCGGCGCTCTCCGTCAACTTGTAATCTTCCATAGAAACCCTGATGTTGGTACTAAAAAGACTTGCACCGTTTGGTTTTCTTCTGCATACAATAAACTGGAACGGTTTCTTACTTGATTTCAGATTTTCGAAATAATCCAAAAAGTAAGTTGCCGTTCTAAATCCTGATGAATTGGTATATACTGCATATGGCTGTTTTACCTGCGGTATCTCACACTCAAATTCAATGTCAGTCAGCCCCGCCTTTTTAAGGATATTAATTTCTCCTTCATTGATTAGATTCACTGTACTATTTTGGTTGCTGATGCTGATAGTTAATTTTCCAGGGGTGACAGGCAGAAGGCATCTGTCTAAGTAAAAATCATATCCACTTTTTGCCATCTAAGTATGCACCCCTTCCGCCATAGATTCTATTGCTTCATTCACACCATCTGTCAGGCTAGACACGATCCCGTCCAAATCCATATCATTGCTGATATTGTTGTTATTGATCATGTCAACTTTGATTTCTGCGGTTGTAAA